CAGAAGCTAATTATGAGCTCTGGGTTGATGCTATGGATATCGTAGTCATGGAGCGGTACACTAAGCCAGTTTCCATGCTCATTACGATGAATGAAGATCGTCCTAACGTGACGGCTCTTGTTCTTAAGTCCGGCAAGGTTATGTCTTGCAAGGAAACTCCCAGTGAAATTATGGCTATTGTGAAGGATTATATTAATGAAGCTAAGTGAAAAGACTATCAACGTACTGAAGAACTTCTCTTCGGTCAGCCCTGCTATCCTCTTCCGTGAGGGTAATGTTGTTCGTACGATGTCTCCTCTCAAGACAATCTATGCGAAGGCAACTGTTCCTGATGACTTCACCAAGAAGTTTGCAGTGTACGATCTTTCTCAGTTTATCGGAACTGTCTCTATCTTCAATGAGCCTGAGCTCACCTTTGCTGATAAGCATGTGACAATCTCCGATAAGACCAAGAAGATTGACTTCACGTATACTCCCGAAGAGTTGATCAAGGTTGCTGCTGAGAAGGATCCTGCTCTTCCTTCTGTTGATGTTTCTTTTAAGTTCAACTCTGATTCTATCAAGGATGCAGTTCGTGCTCTTGGTGTGTTGAAGTTGCCTGAAATTGCCATCGTTGGTGATGGTACTTCTATCTTCATTCAGGCTATCGACTCCAAGAATCCTACTGCTCACGTTTATAGCGAGCAGGTTGGTGAGACGGATAAGAACTTCCGTGCCATCTTCAAGGTGGAGAATATCACCAAGGTTATCTCTGGCGAATATGTTGTTGATATTTGTATGCGTGGTATTTCGCATTTCACTGGTACCGATATTGAATATTGGATCGGTGTGGAAGCTGGTTCTGCCATCAATTGATATTGACTTTTGATATGGGAGAGGCTATAATAGCCTCTCTCTTTTTTTATGATGGAGTATGTGATGTTGGAAGAATTCCTGTGGGTTGAGAAGTATCGCCCGAAGACTATCGAAGAAACTATTCTGCCAGATGATCTGAAGACGACATTCCAGCAGTTTGTCGACCAGAAGAACATTCCTAATCTCATCCTTGCAGGTTCGGCAGGTGTCGGTAAGACAACCATTGCACGTGCTATGCTCGAGGAAATTGGTGCTGATTATATCATCATCAACGGTTCGATGAATGGTGGTATTGATACACTGCGAAATGAGATCCAGCATTTTGCCTCGACTGTTTCATTCACATTCAGTCGTAAGTATGTCATCCTCGATGAGGCAGACTATCTTACCAATAATACACAGCCTGCACTTCGTAACTTCATGGAAGAGTTTTCCAAGAACTGTGGCTTCATTCTCACTTGTAATTTTAAGAACCGCATCATCGATCCTCTGCATTCTCGTTGTTCTGTGATCGACTTTAAGATTCCTAAGTCTGCAATGCCTAAGCTGGCAGGGCAGTTCTTCAAGCGCACTATCAAGATCCTCGAAACAGAAAACGTCACCTTTGATAAGGCAGTCGTTGCAGAGGTTATCAACAAGCATTTCCCTGACTGGCGTCGTGTGCTCAATGAGCTGCAGCGCTATTCAGCTAATGGCACTATTGACTCTGGTATCCTCGGAAACCTGCAAGAAACTTCGATCAAAGGTCTTGTCGACTTTATCAAGGACAAGAATTATACCGAGATGCGCAAGTGGGTCAAGATGAACATTGATATTGATCAGACCACGTTGTTTAGGAAGTTCTATGATTCTTCGAAGGAATATATGACCAATGACAGCATTCCAGCTCTCATCCTGATCCTGTCGAAGTACCAGTACCAAGCTGCGTTTGCGGCTGATGCTGAGATCAATATCATGGCATTCCTTACCGAACTTATGATCGAATGTGAATTCGTATGAGTAAGGGCAAGCTTCTTGACGTCACAATGAAGGTTCGGGAAGAAGCAGTAGTCGAGGAAGAATACAAGAAGCCTTTGTATGATTGGCGCTATGAGAACAGCATCAATTTTACCAAGCAGCATTTTGACGTCGAGAGCAAGCTACTTGATTTTAAGTATGCGGCTTGGAACATCAATAAGTATTTTTCAAACTTCCAAGATACGATTGCACATGCAGACAATATGAACAGAGCAGCTCATATTGATCTCCAGCTTCATTTCGATTATATGTTTCATGCAGTTAGAAAGAAAAAGAGGTTCTTCAAAGGTCAGAAAGCATCTAAAGACGCTGAATTCGAGTCAGTAAAGCAATATTATAAATACAACAATAAGAGAACTGAAGAGGTAATGAAAATCCTCTCTCAGGACCAAATTGATATTATTGCAAAAAGACAAGAAAAAGGTGGAAGAAAATGAATATAGTTGACACACTAATTGAGGTGAAAATCGCAGAAGAAGAAGATTTCTTAAAGATTAAAGAAACACTCACCCGTATTGGTGTGGCTTCTCGCAAAGACAATAAGCTTTACCAGTCATGTCATATCCTGCACAAGCAAGGCAAATATTACATCGTACATTTCAAAGAGCTATTTGCTCTTGATGGTAAGCCAACAGACTTCACTGTTGAAGACAAAGGTCGTCGTAATACGATCATCACACTTCTTGAAGAGTGGGGATTGGTCAAGATCGCAGAACCAGAGCAAGCAAAAGATCCAAAAGCTCCAATGAGTCAGATCAAAATTATTCCACACAAGGATAAAGCTAACTGGACTCTAGAGGCAAAATATAGCATCGGTCGCAAAAAGAAATAATCTTGGGATTTATATCATGTTCAATTTGAAAACGTTTAAGAAGCAACCTAAGACTACCGCAGAAGAGCAGCTCGAACAAATCAAAAATATTTTGTTTCCTCCATTCAAGTTGGAATCAAAACAGACTAAAGATGAAGAAGTAAAATTTCTCATCGACTATTCTGCTGACTCAAATCTACAATCAGCTGTCTATGATCTTGAAGAAGGTCATTGTGATGCAGTTGTCCAAGGAACAATCAATAAGGTCATTGACCGATTGGTTGACGTTCGTAAGATCCTCAATGCCTATGGTGAGTTTGATACTGCTGCCCAGTACATCATTGTTGATGATATGCCTACTGATAAAAGAGAGGTGGAAATTGGACGAGAATATTGATGCCGACATTGATCGTCTTATCGAATCAATGGAAGAAATGATTGATGCTCGCGATGATATGTGGGACGAAGAGCAACACCACAATTATCGAGCTGAGATGAAAATCAGGGAAGAACGGTACGAACCAGCCAAGATCAAGCTCAAATTTTTCCTTACTGAGATCGTAAAGACTATCGTTGATAGGAATAAAAGTTTCTAAAAAGAAACAATTTTCTTGTTGTCTTTTAATCGGTCTTGTCGTATACTGGGAACAGTTGAAACAGGAGCTGAAAAATGACGCTTGAATATATCTTTGAAACCTTTAAATCTCTTGAGTCTAGTGATGAAAAGGTTGAGTATATCCGTGGGCTTGAAAAGCTTAACCTTCCCTATGACTTCAACTATACTAGCCTTATTAAGGCTTGGGAAAGTGTAAATGAGGCTTCTACTTCTGAAGCTGAATAATACATCCTATTGCTCGGCTTCGGTTCATCGCTGGAGCTGAGCAATAAAAAAAGATGAAAAAAGATGAAAATAGGTGTTGACATAATTCGGCGTTCGGGGTACACTCGATTATAGGTTGATGAAACGGGGTTCGTCCCCACTGACTGGAGCTTTACCATGGTTGTCTACGTTCTCCTCGTCTGCTATGACTATGAAGGATGTGAGTGTCTCGGGGTCTACGAGACCGAGCTAGAGGCTCTCGCTGCCTTCTCTGGCTACGCCACTGGCGGATACGCCGTCGTTGAACGTCGTGTCCTCGGCGCTCCGGCTGAAACTCAAGATTGAGGAGTTGAACATGTTCGTAGCAATTCTCACGAATTTCGGTAACACCATCTACAATGGCAATAGCCTTGAAGCTGCTATTGCTAAGGTAGAGTCTGCTTGCTTTGAAGCTACGCTCCAGCTGTATCAGCCGGATGGCGCTTGCCGCCTCATGTCCTTCAGCCCAATCGGCGGCTGGAAAACTATTTTTTAACCATATTGAATTATTCGCTTTACAAATATCGAAAACTACGGTAGAATGATAATAGAGGTTGAGAAGGAGAGTTGAATGTCTACGACTGACTGTCTGATTGTGTTTGGTCCGTTTCTGGTTCTCGTTTTTGGCTTAATCTTGGCTATGGGTATTTCTCATTACAATGAGGTGAAGTGATGTCTGGTATTGATCTTCTCGTTTCTGATCGTAATGGCGTCTACATTCCCCAGATATTTGCTGGGTTCGATTTCACTAACTGGTCGGGTATTGACTCAGAAGATATCGAAATTCTTCTGCGTGGTCCTGACCATGAAGACTCCCAAAACTACTGGGATGTTTGGACTGATGTGACCACTACTGCTGTTCATACCGACACCAATGGTAACGTGTGGCGTCTTTGGCAGGATGGTGATCTTTGGATCTACTGCGAGGCTTTGATGACCGATGAGGAGTACTATAACTTCTTCGGTGAGCATCGCCTCGATCTTGATGCCGATAGCCGTTTCGAAACCGACAACTGGTACGACACCTCGATGGAGATGTGCTGATGCAAAAGCAATTGTGGTACTATGAAATTCGCTACAATGATGGTCGAGTTGTTCGTCGTAACAACGTGCCGAAATATCGAGCTCATGCTGCCCATGATTTTTGTGCCTATGAAATGGCGTGGATGGGTATCCGCTCTGTGACTTATGGAGTTATGAAATGAGTGATACTTTCTTTTCCCGTTCGGTTGACGCCCAGCTGAAAGAGCTTGTAGAAGAGCTGTACAAGCGGCTCCGTGATACACGTAGTCTGCTGGAGATGTATGAAATGGATCCGAACCTCAACTACGTAGACCGTGGTTATGCGCAAGGCATTCGTGAGGAAAAGACATACCTAGAGCGCATGCTCGACAAGTTTGAGCGTAGCTGATGAGTATGCATATCATGCCTGCGTTCGTTACGACGACTAGCACGAGAAAGCGTAAGTCGAGTAACAACAAACGTGCTGCGCTCCAACGAGCAGAGCACGAAGCTTGGGTGCTGTCTATGACAGGCGGCAAAAAAGCTGACAAAAAAGTGCTTGACAAAATGAGCAAGTCCGAGTATACTAAGTCTATGATGGTTGATCGTTCTGCGTTCCAGAAGTCTGGTATGGCTCCAGGTGCGTTTAGTAAGCCTGATCAAAAGGTTTACTCTGGTGAACGTCGACTGTTGGGTATTGCTACGATGCACAAGTCCAATATGGTTCCTGTGTTCGATAAGCAAAATGCCGAGGATATCGCTAGGATGAGGAGAGGCTGATGGATCAGATTCAAATTCAAGCTCGTGATACTAGCGGTAACTGGCGTACTTACTGCCTTGTGATGAATCAGTCGCAGAGAATTTTAGCTGAGATGAAGTCTCTTCAATCTCGCTATCCGGACTATCGCATTCGTGCGGTGGATCACAGTGGGCGTGTTGTTGATGCTCTGTGAAAATAAAAGTTGACTTTTTGTAAAAAAAGTGATATAATGGTGTCTACGGTTGATTGAACCGTCTAAATAAGTGGAAATGGAGAAACTGATGACTAAGACTGCTCGTGTATTGAGTGCATTTTTGAATGGTGAGAAGCTTACTGCGAAGCAGATTGCCGCGCGCTTTGGTGCTGGTAATCCTCATGAGATCGTACGTAGCCTACGTTCTAAGGGTTATGCAATCTATCTTAATGAGCATACCAATTCAAAGGGTCATGTTAAAAATAAGTATCGCCTTGGCGCTCCATCTCGTGCCATTGTTGCTGCTGGAATTGCTGCTCTTGGAGCAGAAGCAGTTGGTCTCGTCTGAACGGTCTCTGACATAGAGATTGGGAAGCGGGATCTGAAAAGTTCCCGCTTTTTTTGTGCTTGTATGTGTGAAAAAAGTTGTTGACTAATATGACAATCTACGGTATGATCTATAATAACGACTACGCTGTTTGACATTGTTGGAAGTTGAAACACCGGGGATTCTAGCTCCCAAGGCTAGGATTCTTACCCCATCGTGGGTGTAACGGTTGTTTCTTCATGGATGCGCTTGACGGTTCGATTCCGTAGCGGTTTGATCAACTGTCCAGTCTAGACTGGTCTCTGTGGACAGGAGCGCATCTTTGTAGAAACAACTTATTAGGTGTGGTGTTATGGAAAATCCCAGTGTTCCTGGGCAGTGCACAGCTGAGGTCTAACATCCTAGGAAAAATTGTTAGGCATGCTGAGTTGTGATCGAAAATAGGAGTCATGACCTGAAATAAGATCACAGAGTAAAGCAAACGGTATGGCGGTTTATCCATATCCATAACATGACATCACTCCTAATAAGTATTGGACTCTTAGCTCAGTTGGTTAGAGCAACGGTCTTTTAAACCGTGGGTGCTGGGTTCGAGTCCCAGAGAGTTCACCATTAACGGGGATGTAGTAGAAGCATGGAACGGGCAAAATACTATGGTCAGCCTAGCTGCCCATAGAGTTGTGGGTTCGAGTCCCATCATCTCCACCAATTCAATCGTTTGTATGTGGTTCGAAACACTGCTTGCGAGAATACACCTGCCGCTGCCGACTCTGCGGACACATGAAAAAGGTGGGGTAAAAATCCCAATCGGAGGCTTCAGGAATTTTTGGGGCATAGCTCAGTTGGTAGAGCAAACGCTTGATAAGCGTTAGGTCGCTGGTTCGGATCCAGCTGTCCCAACCATCGTCGATCATGTAGAGGGGTGAGAAAATGTCTATGATTCTCAAAGAAGCTCGCGAACATTATAAAACAACAGTAATGCCTACTTATAAAGCAAAAGGTTTGTGTCCAGATTTTGCTGCTTTAGTTGATGCTCATGTAGCAATATATGGTGGTCATCAAGTTTGGAATCATCATGGTGATGCAAATGGCATAGACCCAAATTGGTTTGATACCAAGAATCAAAAGGTAAAACCATTAAAGTTAACATATATTGTGGATGAATAACGGGGTGTAGCGCAGTCTGGTTAGCGTGGCTGGTTTGGAACCAGTAGGTCGCAGGTTCAAATCCTGCCACCCCGACCAATATCAACGCCAAACGATACGTCGAATGGCACCTCTAGCTTCCGGGCTAGAGACTTACAAATTTCGTAATAGGAGGGTAGCGTCTATGGTAGACACACAGTCTTGAAAACTGCGCCACCGCAAGGTTGATGGTTCGATTCCTTTACCCTCCGCCATTACAGGCTTGTTTCGTGGTTCTCGAGATAAACGAAACAAGGATTGTCATCGGTCCATGTTCCCACCGTGGCATCGTCGATGTAAAATAAAGCAAGAGCGATTGCGCTAATTAACGGTGGGCAGATTTTGGAGCGTTCGTCTATCGGTTAGGATCCAGGATTTTCACTCCTGTAAGAGGGGTTCGACTCCCCTACGCTCTACAGACTTCTAGCTCAATGGTTAGAGCAATCGCCTCTTAAGCGATCGGTTTCGGGTTCGAGTCCCGAGGAGTCTACCAAATAACTGTTAATTGTAAAATTTAAGGTTATATAAATAACTTTGAAAGGATTAACAGTATGAACTATTCGAAAATTTATTTCTCGATTATTGAGAACCGAAAAAATAATCCATATAATGGTTATGTTGAATGCCATCATATTGTTCCAAAATCATTAGGTGGAACAGATGATAAAAATAACCTTGTAAATTTATCCGCAAGAGAACATTTTATTTGTCATTTGCTTTTGACAAAAATGTATTCTGAAGGTACGGTAAATTACCATAAAATGGTTAAAGCTTTTATGATGATGCTGGTTTGCAAAAGCGAAAATCAACAGAGGGTTATGACTTCGAAAAAGTTCGAATATTTAAGAATAAAATTTAGCGAGATACAAAGTGCATCTCAATCAGGAATAAATAATTCGCAGTTTGGTAAAACCAAGTCGATTGAATTGAAAAATAAAATACGCGAAAGCGTTTCGAAAACTTTAGCTGCAAAAGGATTAGGCGAAAAGAAAAAGCTTAAACAACAGAGAAGAATTCAAAACGAAATTAATCGTAAAAAAGAACTTGACTTATATAGAGAATACTATATAATATACAAGAAGGTTGGGTTTGATGAATTTGTCGTTCAAACAGGATACGATAAATCAAAACCTAACTTAGTACAAAGATTTAAAAAATTACTACCTGAATTTGAGCCACAAAACGGTAAAAAACGAGGTAAGTAATTTTATTCCTCTGTAGCTCAGTTGGTAGAGCATGGTGCTGTTAACACCAGGGTCGTTCGTTCGAGCCGAACCGGAGGAGCCAAATTGCTAGCACAAAAAAGTGGCTAGCTGGGTATGATTGTTAGCTGCTACGCAATCATTACGACACTTAGGTAGTAGCTACGATCGTGCTGCGTGGGGGTACGATAAGAGATAAACTTATGGTCACTAGCCAAAAGTTAGCCCACGCCATATTTGGTCCGTTGGCGCAGCGATAGCGCAGTCCCTTTACACGGGAAAGGTCGCAGGTTTGATCCCTGCACGGACTACCATATTGTGATGTGTCTAGTCCCAGTCGCTTGGAATGGGATAAAAGTTTGTAGCGAAAGTCGCCCACTACAATGGGACGTTGCTAGACACATTACTATCATATTGGGGTAGGCTCAGGGCAAGCAGGAATCCTTTGCAAGGAATCTGAGGTGGGTTCGAGTCCCACCTACTCCACCATTTAGTCCCAGCCATAGGGATAAACCATTCTTCATGGTTGGTATCAACGGCATGATATCTAGCATCAGGTGCGAGCATGACCTAACTAAAGATGCAGAAGAAAGTATTCGCCCGTATAGCTCATCTGGTAGAGCACCTGTTTTGTACTCAGGAGGCGGTGGGTTCGAGTCCTGCTGCGGGCACCAGTTTATAGCAGAGTGGAGCAGTAGTAGCTCGTTTGGCTCATACCCAAAAGGACGATGGTGCAATTCCATCCTCTGCAACCAATTGATCCTGTACGCATCTGGTGAGGCGACCCCTCTGTCTAAGGGGCGAGGAGGGTTCGATTGCCAATAACAGCGAACTTAAGAACCACTGTTATATAAATACTCTAAACAAATAGAGGAGTGTTTATATGCCTAGGAAAAAAACAAATGGTTCTGGTAAATATTACCAAGGTTTGCTTGAATACAACAAAATAAAAATGTTTCCAAACGAACAAGTTTTTGTTGAAAATTCAACGTATCAAAGAACAAAAATAAAAGCTAGAATAATTAAGCAAAAATTAAAACCATATATGTGTGAAGAATGTAAAGCAGAACCCATGTGGAACGGGAAAACATTGGTTTTTGTTTTGGACCATATTAATGGCATTCACAATGATCATAGATTAGAAAATCTTAGATTTTTGTGTCCAAATTGTAACAGTCAAACAGAAACATTTTCTGGTCGTAATAAAGCATACAAGAAAAAGATGGGGAGTGGCGCAATTGGTAGCGCAGATGACTCTGAATCATAAGGTTGTGGGTTCGATCCCTACCTCCCCAGCCAATTAAAGGATTTTGATATGACTGACGTAATCGTTCAATATAATTATGATATGAAACAGCATACTCGCGTTGTTCGTAATGTCGAAATTGTTAATGATGTCTTCAATTTATTTGAACAAAATTATCCAGAATATCGCATCTATCGTATTATGGAAATGGATACAACCATATGGTATGGTCAACCAACTCCTAGTGATCCAAGAATAGAATATATTGGTGCATGAGTCAGATGGTAAGTCGCAGGTCTGCAAAACCTTGAGAACCCAGTTCGATTCTGGGATGCACCTCCAAAGCTCGAGATGATGGTAGATACCGTGGACCACTGCTATTAGTGCACGACCTGTCAGGGGCGTGGTTCCGGTCACAATTCTATCTCATTTGCGCCCAATATCTGTGCGGGCGATCAATTTTAGCGGGTATAGCTCAGTGGTAGAGCACTTCGTTGCCAACGAAGATGTCGTCGGTTCGACCCCGATTGCCCGCTCCAGTTCCGATAGCTCAACTGAATAGAGCACTGGTCTACGAAACCAGAGGCTGAAGGTTTGAATCCTTCTCGGAACACCAATATTGCGGATGTAGCTCAGTGGTAGAGCTTCTGCCTTCCAAGCAGAATGTCGTGGGTTCGACCCCCATCGTCCGCTCCAATAATGCCCGAGTAGTCCAATTGGCAGAGGCGTCCGCCTTAGAAGCGGAATGTTGGGGGTTCAAATCCCTCCTCGGGCACCAAATATAAAGGAAAAGAAATGATAAACGATGAGTACAGAAAAACAAAGGCTTTTCAAAAAGCAGAATATGCATATGAATTCGCAAAGATTTTTCTTATCCTTTTTTGGATGCCACTCTTTGTTTTATCTGTTTTGTATTTTATGCTGCAATAGCTCAGTTGGTAGAGCACTTGATTAGTAATCAAGATGTCGCGAGTTCGATCCTTGCTTGCAGCACCATGCTATCTTAGTGTAATGGGAGCACCCAAGTTTGTGAGTCTTGGAGAACTGGATCGTAACCAGTAGATAGTACCATAAATAAAATAAATGTTGTTACTCCAGCATAGTTACTAACGATATGGCGTAATTAACCAGAAGCGTAAGAAGCAGTTGGTATACCCCAATCTGAATACGGGTTCGAATCCTGTAGCCCTCGATAGAGGGTGTAAAATGGTCGAAGGTGCGGGCATGTTGGGTTCGATTCCCATGGCAATTCTGTAGCTATGTTGGCGTAACAACATTTGGAAGAGCGGCGAAGTTGGAGAGTCGCGGTCGACTGTAAATCGATTCTGTACGGTGAGTTGGTTCGAATCCATCCTCTTCCACCATAATATGCCGTTGGGGCGGTTCGGCATCGCAAGATCCTCATAAGGTCTCCAAAGTCAGTTCAAAACTGACCTTCGGCACCAAAGCTTTGGTAGCTCAGTTGGTAGAGCACGAGATTGAAGATCTTGGTGTCGGTGGTTCAATTCCATCCCAAAGCACCACTAATAACGGAAGGTTGGCTGAGTGGTCTAAAGCACTCGTTTGCTAAATGAGCGAACCGTAACTGGTTCCGTGGGTTCGACTCCCACACCTTCCGCCATATAAATAAAAATGTATCGGTGTCGTATAATGGTAGTACAAGGGTCTCCAAAACCTTTAGCGTGGGTTCGATTCCTACCACCGGTGCCAATTTATCTAATATCTATCCTTCAGCGTAATCGAGTGTTCAAGATTGAAACTCCTCTCGCTAAGGTAACTATTTAAAAAGTTCCAACAATGATCAGAAAAGCAATCTTGGGCGACCTAGATGCAATTTGTAAAATTGAACAGACATTTGACGCAGAAGCTTTCTCACGAAGGTCTCTGCGTCATTTTGTTATTCAAGAGTCGGCGCTCGTCCTCGAAGAAGGCGACATTCGTGGCTATTGCATAGTTACCGTTCGAACCGGATCGACACTAGCTCGGCTTTACAGTATAGCAATAGCAGAACAATATCGCGGTAAAGGCTATGGTCTAGCTCTCCTTCGAGAAGCCGAATGGGAGGCTATCAGGCTAGGAAGGTCAAGGATGGGGCTGGAAGTCGCCGAAGGAAACCTAGCGGCTCGGTCTCTCTACGCTCGAGAGGGCTACCTCGAGGTCGAGCGGATCGAAGGCTATTATGAGTCCGGTGAGGCAGCTTTCCGGCTCCGAAAATTATTACCGTAAAAGTATCAATTTTCTTGTTGTCTTAATTTCCGTTCTGTCGTATACTGAGAGTAGGAATAGAGGAGAGCTGAATGTCCAAAGTTACCCAATTCGTTACCCGTTACCCCAGCGTCGACGGCTACACTCTAATTGCTGTGCTTGAGCACATCAACCGTAAGGTCCAAGGTACTGGAGGTATTGATACGCTACTGTCCGTGGCTCTGGTCGACCGACAGGCTGCAGATTATTTGGTCCGGACTTGCATTCGCTTTCAAAAAGAAGGCTTGACTTAATTCAGTCTCCGGGGTAGAATGGATTATAGGTTGAAGAGGAGAGACGAATGGTTGAGCTTCGCAATGGTTACGTTCGTGTAATGCTTTCGGGTCGCCCGTTCCAGGTTCCTGCTGACTACGCTAGCAAGTTCCTGAAAAAGGACCAACTTGTGTATGAGGCGACAATTGCCAAGGCTGCGTTGAAAGACGAAACCTTGCCTCGCCTCCACAGGGCAGTGATTGAGGAACGGCTGACCAAGCTGATGGGTAAAATCATCCGCCTGAATCGCAAGCTTCCTTCACTTGCTTTCCCGCTCTGAAATTAGGTGTTGACTTAATTCGGTGTCCGTGGTAGAATCGGTCTATGGTTGGTTGAGGAGAGAAAAATGGCTAAATCCTACATGAGAATTTCGCTTGATAACCTCACGGTCGTGCGTGACACAGTCCGCAATGATCTGAAAGAACTGTCGGCTAAGACAGGCAAGTCGTACTCAATCCGCACTTTCTATCTCGGACCGCGTGATAAATTCCGCTGCTATATTCCTATGACCACGCTCAAGGCTGATGCCTATGCTGCTAAGGTAGCAATTTATGAGAATTCGAAGTTGAAAACCTACGTTTGACTTAATTCGAATTCTGTGCTATACTGGTAATATGATGACGAGATGGATGGAGAGAAAAATGAAAATCGACGACTATGACTTCGATATGACTGCCAAGGCTGTGTTCGCGATGAATCCTTCGGCTCCGCAGAATTATGATACCTGGGAAGATCTGAAGTCGTTCATGGTTAGCATGGCGTATACCTATGGTCACAAGACCAACTCTTTCAGCACCAGTGGGTTCCAGCTGACTTTCTTCAATAGCACCGACGGCGAAGATATCTGCGTCCGTGCTTCTGTTTCTGCCTTTGTTGCGCAAGAGTACGTCAAGCGTGTGCAGCGTATCGTTGAACTCACCAAGCTCCTGGAGAATGCATAATGTTGTACGTCGCAAAGCCCAATCTGAACAACTCCATGCACTCCAAGACTTTTGATGATCTGGAAAAGGCAGTTGCCTATCTGGAGGCATGCACCGGACATAAGATGGATTATGTCAAGGATCCAAAGACAAAGGAGAAAATCTATGACTGGGAAATTCTCGGCAAACTCAAGCGTATCAAAGCGTGATCCGTTCGCAGCCGCGCTCGAATCTCCAAAGTTTCGACAGCGTGTTGTGAAGTCGCGTAAAGGCAAAGGTTCCTATTCACGGAAGGTCAAATCATGGGTAGAATGAAAGAACGGTTCATGGACGTCGTTGAGTATGCCGAAGATTGTTGCGGCGGCTCTCTTTCCAAGAAAGAAGCTTGGGAAATGTTTTCCATGGCTTATCCAGAAGATAATGAAATTTTTGAAGATGCATGGGTTCGTTGGGTCGAATTCGCCAAGCACATGGTTGAGGAATCAAAGCGATGACAGACTTTGCAAATGATGTTGTGAAAAACATCATGAAGCTTTCTTTTATTTCCATTGGAACTGTGTTCAGTGTGATGGGATTGCGAACTGAATTGACAATGATCCTGCAGGATGTTGCCACTGCTACGTGGATCTCTATCTGCTGGTTCTTTTTGATTGTAATTGTTTGTGCCTACTACAAGGCAAAACAGGACACAAAGCTGGAATGTTTTATTAAGCATGAGATGAATCGTGCGATGATGAATCTTTCTACCGATCATCGCACAGTGGCAGAGAATTTGTTTGAGAATAAAATAGTGCTAGTGGAGCAAGAAAAAGCTTGACTCACTAGCCTATATACAGTATAATAGATATTGTGGCTGAGAACAGGAGTGAATAACATGGCAAAGAGTAAATTCAAAGTCTGCTATAACGTGAAACACACTGATAAGTCAGACAGCATTTATGGTCTGCTCCTGGATCGAAAGAGCTACTTCGATACGTTTGATGAGGCATTTAAGTTCTCCAAAGAAATCTTTAATCTCCGCAAGAATGGTATCGAAGTGATTGGTCGTCCAACAATCGAAACACGTTAAGGAGAAACAATGCGCCGAATTCTGATTGTAGCCTCGTTGCTAGCAATGACAACCCCATCACTAGCACAGTGGAATCATCGACATGAACATCAACGATATCAACATTTTCAGCGTGGCTATCGCGGCAACAGCATTCTCCCTGGGTTATTTCTCGGGCTTGGTGCTGCAGCCGCAATTGGTACTTTATATTATTACCAAGGAAGGCAATGTTGGAACGAATCTGCCGGGTTCGACCAATGGGGAAGAGAACTAGTCCAACGTGTATGTAACTAACTGAAGGATCTTTGTTATGATGAAGTATATGATGGTTGCTGGTCTCGCTCTTGCCTTGGCTGGTTGTAATGAAGTAAAACCTTCCGCCGATAAGGTTCAGCGTGAGCAGCAGGAACAGCTTTCTATGCAGGGCGTAATGTCTGTTGGTATGCCAGCTGTTACCAATTTCGCTGAGAAGCGAATGATGAAGGACATCATCGAGATGCGTGATCAAATGCATCCGACATACACCTATCTTGCTGGCGAAATGAATGGCACTATTGGCGAGAAGGTTTGTGACTCACTTGGTTACGGTCTCTCTGGCGCTACTCAGTACACCAATCCTCAAAAGATCGAATGGCGTGGTACTAATAGCTCGTATTCATCTGGCGTCCTTCCTCAAGCTGATCCCAATGGTCTGTTTTCTCCTGCTGCCACCGAAGGTACTTGGGTGATGTGCAAGGTTCCTGGTATGGATAAGGTCCAACCACAGTACATTGAGCCTCGAATTGTCGTGTTGACGTTCCCCAAAGAAGCGAGGAAGTGAGATGATCAACGTTATCACTAGCGAAACCATTGATAAGGATTTGTTCGATCAAATTATCGATGATGTTTATGATACTTCTCATCAAGATTATCGTAAGGGTTCTAGCTTTTATACTAAGTGGATTTTTGAAATTAATGAAGAATGTTTTCCAGATCACCCTGAACTTTGGGGATTTTGGGAATCAAACATTTTCATTTATGATGAAGAGTTTGGTCTTGATAATGGTGACATTTATCAACTGACTCGTGTTGAAAAGAAAACAAAAATTATCGAGAAAGAATATTGGGCAGAAGTTGGTGGAGATAAATGATAGCTTGACTTCTTAT